GTATAAATAGTTATATGGCATATTATTCAGGAGACATATCAAATACAACTGCAACATCTGGGAATAATAAATCTCAGGTTGGTATTGTATCAAGGAAAAAAGCTCATAGTGATTTAAACTTAAAGCTTACATTACATCCTATACGTAAAGATATCATACCATTAAAAGATGATGCAGCTATTAAAAATGCAGTTAAAAATTTATTATTAACAAACTTTTTTGAAAGGCCGTTTCAACCAGCAAAAGGAGCCAATTTAAGAGGTCTGCTTTTTGAACCAGCAGATGCTATAACTAAATATGAATTATCTTCTGGTATTAGAAGATGTTTAGAGATATTTGAACCTAGAATTAAAGTATTAGCTATTAATGTTAAAGATGAGTCAGAAAGAAACTCATATAGAATAAATGTAATATTTCAAATCATAGAATTTGATAGTAATCAAGAAGTAGAAATCGTACTAGAAAGATTAAGGTAACCTTATGGCAACAAATTTAAATGTAACAGAATTAGATTTTGAAGATATAAAAAGTAATCTGAAAAATTTTCTTAAGAAACAAACCGTATTTAATGACTATGATTTTGATGGAGCTGGTCTTAATGTATTGCTTGATGTATTAGCTTATAATACACATTACAATGCTATGGCAGCTCATCTAGCTTTAAACGAAGCTTTCTTGGACTCAGCTCAAATAAGAGGTAATGCAGTTTCAAGAGCTCGTATGCTAGGATATGTACCCGCTTCTCAATTAGCACCAAAGGCAACAATTAATATTGTAGTAGATGTAACAAATGAAACTGGAACTAAACCAGCAAATTTAACTTTATCTCGTGGTACAAAATTAACTACTACATTAGATGGTGAAACATTTCAATTTGTTACTTTGTCAACACAAACAGCAAAACTTACTGGTGATGCATATACTTACAATAATGTAGAAATAGCTGAAGGTACTTTTAATTCTATTAAATATAGAATTGATAATGATATATCTAATCAGAAATTTCAAATACCTCACAAAAATGTTGACACCTCAACCCTACGTACTCGTGTACAGGCTAATGAGGAGTCAACATCCTTTGATATATACACACTATTTACTACACTACTTAACGTAGATTCTACTACTAAAACATATCACTTACAAGAAAACTCAAATGGATTCTATGAAATATACTTTGGTGATGGTGTTACTGGTGCTAAGCCAACTAATAATAATATAGTTACATTAGACTATGTATTTTCTAGTGGAGTAGAAGCTAATGGTGCTAAAACATTTACACTAAATGATTCACTTGGTGGATTTTCTGATATAAAAATAACAACAGTAAGTAATGCATCCGGTGGTGCAGATCAAGAAACATTAGAATCAATAAGGTTTAATGCTCCTATAACATTTACATCTCAAAACAGAGCTGTTACATCAGATGATTATAGAGCTATAATACAAAGAGAATTTTCTAATATATCAGCTATATCTACTTGGGGTGGTGAGGATCAAGCATCGCCCGATTATGGTAAAATATTTATTGCAATAAAACCAAAAACAGCTGATATATTGACAGAATCTGAAAAGGCAAAAATTACTGGTACAATATTAAAAGGTAAGAACGTTGTATCTATTACACCCGAAGTTGTAGATCCTAATTACTCCTTTCTTGAATTGGATGTTGCATTTAAATATAATCCAAACTTAACTGATAGAACAGCCGTTGATTTAAAGTCTGTAGTATCTGATACATTAGATGATTATTCATTAAATGAATTAAATAAGTTTGATGGTGTATTTAGGCATTCAGCTTTACTACGAGCTATTGATGCTTCAGATCCTTCAATACTTAACTCAACTGTTAGACCATTTTTATTTAAAACATTAACACCTATAAACACAGCCTCTAATAATTTTAGTCTTACTTATCCTGGTTCTTTTTATGTTCCTAATGGAGTAGATGAATCTGTTATTAGTTCTACTGGAGTTACTATAGGTGGTGTAACAAATTTCTTTGCAGATAAAGCAATTGCTGGATCTACTAATAGACAAATATTTGCCTTTAGATTACAAGATACAACAAAGGTTACAACAATCGATAATTGTGGTACAGTTAATCCAACAGAAGGTACTATAATATTAAACAATTTTATTGCTGATAATACTAATACATTTAGAATAACAGTAATACCTTTATCAAATGATATAGCTCCAAAGAGAGACGAAATATTATCAATTGATTCAGCTCGTACTACTATAACTGCAGACGAAGATTCAATAGCAGTATCAGGTTCGTCTGGTAGTACTACTTATTCAACAACATCAAGATTTAGGTCTAATTAAAAATGAGCGGATATGGATCTGATGCAACTAACCCAAACTATGTGGAATCGGTTGCGTCTTTAAATAAAAAGACAAAAGAAAAACTAAGATTAGATCAAATAGTTCCTTCAGAAATATTAAATGATTCTGGTGAAACTGGCATTAAACAAATGCTTGAAAAATATTATGACTTTATGAATATGAATGAGTTCATATATACTGATGATGAAACATATAATGATTTAATAGCTTCTAATCGAGCCGTGTTTAGAATAATTGATCCTAGGAATGAAAATAACGAGTTTTTCTCTGATAGTACTGGTGGTAACTCAACTCTTACAATAATAGATTCTACTGGAGCTAATGTTGATTTTGATTTAACTGCTACAAATATTACTATATCAAATGGTAATGAAATGCCTGGAAGTCTTGCAAACTTAGCAACACCCATAGGTAAAACATTTAGTGTATCAATACCAGATGTAAAAAAACGATCAGCGGCTCTTACTGCTGTTGTAAATTCTGGAGGACAAGTAACTGGTTTTACTGGTGATTTTGGTTATCAATATCCATCAGTTCCAACGGTTACTCTTTCTGCTCCAGTTGGTGGAGGAACACAAGCAACTGTTAGTGTATCATTAGAAACAAATGCAAATGCAAATCCATATTTAGATACTTTAGGATCATTAAATATAAGTATAACTAATCCTGGTGGTGGTTACAATCAAAATGATATACCTACTGTTACTATAACAGAAAATGCAAATGCAGATACTGTAGTATTTACACCTAATGGATTAGATTGTACACTTCTTAGTCCTATAACACATTATGTAGGACCCGGTCCAAGTTATGTTTTAAATGCTATTGAAGAAGCATTAAACATTGATGCTAATACAGATAATTATTTAGAGCTTATGCAAAAAGAAATAGCTGCAGCTATTCCTAGAAACATTACAGTAGATAAAAGAAATTTATATAAAAATATCACAGATTTCTATAAACTAAAAGGCTCATCCGATTCAATTGAAATATTTTTTAGACTTTTGTTTGATGAAAATGTTGAGGTTACATTTCCATTTGATCAAACACTTATTCCATCATCAGGTAATTTTGATACCGCATTAGGTCAATACCTAGACAAAAAAGGATTTTTATCTGATACTATTAAATTGCAAGACTCTAAGTTTTATCAAAAGTTTTCTTATGTAGTTCGTACTGGTAAAAACTTAAAAGACTGGGAAGCAGCCTTTGATAAATTAGTACACCCAGCTGGATTTATTTTCTTTGGTGAAATATTACTTTTAACTCAATTAACAAGAGCAGCCCTTGGTGATAATATAAGGTCAAGTGCTACTGAAGTAGACATAGGATTTCCTGAAGGTAATACAGGTGAAGTACCAGTTCCGGGTTCACCAGGATTTGTTTATACATACAAAGATTTATATACAAGAGAAAATAGAAAAACATTATCATCAATGCCTGGTCTACAATTAGGTGTTATAGGTATTGAGGATCTTAAGTTACTAGTAGATATGTTTGCCGCTACTTTTATGCCAACCATATCAGCAAAAATTCATAAAACAGCATCTCTTTCAGCAAATATAGTGGGAGGTGTAATTGATAGTATATCCATTGTCGATCCTGGTTTTGGTTATACATCTGCTCCTACATTAACAATTACTGGAACTGGTGGTGCGGGTGCTACTGCAACATGTACAATAGATTCATTAGGACAAATTGATAGTGTTAGCGTAGGTGGAGGTGGAGGTAATAGTTATATTTCAGCTGCCGTTTCAGCAACTGCTAATCCATCAGCTCAAAGAGTTAAGAGTGTAGACATTACAAACATAACATCTAATAAACAATATTTTAAACCGCCTTTATTAGAGTTAACAGCACCTACATCTAAAGATCAAGATGGTAATTTATTACCCACTAACATTAATGCAACTGCTAAAGCAATAATGACTGCAACTTCAATAAAAGAGTTAAGAATAGTAAATAGAGGATCTGGTTATACATCTGATCCTACTGTTACAATATCAGGGAATGCATCTGGTATTGAAGTTGATGTTGGTTCAGATGGTAGGATTGCTGGTGTAAAATTAAATAACGGTGGATCAGGATATACAGAACTACCAACAATAACTGTATCGGGTGGTGGTGGAACAGGGTGTGTAATAGAAGCAATTCTAGAACCTACTTCTATAGACTCGGTACAAATTATAAACGCTGGATTTGGCTATGTAGTAGATCCGTTGGTAAAAATTAAATCAACTACAGGCAATGAAGAAAGAGTTGAAAACGTTAAGAAAATTCTTATACTTGCTCTCAATCATGCTGCTACTGAAGTAAACGATCCATCTTTTAGAACCCTTATAAATAATAATTACTTTAATAGAAAAGGTAATAATTTCAAAAGTAGCGCTAGAAAGTTTCATGGTGGATATCCAATAAACTCAGACTTTTTTAGTGACAAAACTATTGAAAACTTACCAGGAACTATTATAAATAGATTTAATAATAAAGCTTTTATAGCACAGGAATAGAAAAATGACAGCAATTGTAACAACCCCATTTAGAGTAGTAAATGCGGAAAACTTTAAAGAAGATGTATCGTCTTCTGATAATAGTGTATATGTAGCGATTGGTAAATCAGATGTCTGGAGTACAGCCACTAGTGATTTAACTGATACTACGCCGTTTACTCCTCAAGATCGTGTAGACGATATTAATACGGCGTACCAAAACATGATTGGTATGAAAAAAATTACAGCCTCAGACGTATCTCATGTAGTTAATAGATACACATGGACATCAGGTAGAACCTATGTGGCTTGGGATTCAGATGATCCATTAATATATGATAAAGAATTTTATATCATAACATCAGAATTTAAAGTATACAAATGTATTAAGGCTCCAGCTACGGCGTCTACTATTGAGCCAGTACATATTAATACTGATCCAACTGCAGAATCAGATGGATACACATGGAAGTACATGTATACTGTAACTGTTACAGATGCAGAAAAGTTTTTAACAATATCTTATATGCCAGTTAATACTTTAACTTATCCTACTACATCAAATGTAAATGGAGCAGTATCAAGTTCAACATCCGTTACACTGGCTGCAGCAAATGAAAAAATTAAAGTTGGTATGTTGGTAACTGGAGCTGGAGTATCTGGTACTGTAACTGTAGCAAACATTAGTGGTACTGCATTAACTTTATCAAGTGCTCAATCAATATCTGATGGTGTTACACTTACCTTTGGTAGATTTGCAAATACAGATGTTAACTTTGCAAACCAAACGGCTCAAATTAATTCACTGGGTGCTACAAAAGCTGCTGGTATTGAAAGAGCTGAAGTTGTGGCTGGAGGAACTGGATATAGTTCAGCTCCTACCGTTGCTATTTCAGGTGATGGCACTGGAGCCACAGCTACTGCAACTGTAGCTGGCGGAGCCGTTACAGCAATTAATATTACTGATAAAGGAACAGATTATACTGTAGCACAAATTACTTTAACTGGTGGTGGTGGATCAAACGCTACTGCAAGAGCAG